CTCGGCTGGTTGACTCGCCGCCGTTGCCACGATTCAGGACCGTGGTGCCGCCCTTTGACGGGGCGATCTCGGCCAGCATGGCAACTCTGGCTTCGCGGTTGGCGAGACTGGCAAGGATCGGAGTCAGTCGCTTGACCCGGGCCGGGTCGGTGATTTTGTGCGTGGTCAGCAGTTCGCCGATTTCGCGGTTTTGCATTGCAGCGCAGATGTCATCCTCAGACGCATCGGCGGCAAGCCCCAATGTGGTTGCAATTTTGCTCATGTTCAGTGTGTTGTCTGCCGCCGGGGCGGGATTGCCACCGGCTTTGTTTTTCACCACGCCAGCCTTTTCCGCGTGAAATTTCGCGGCGTTTTTGTGAAACACGGCTTGATCATCGTTGCCGGCTTCCTCGTGGGCGTCCGCCGCTTCCTTGTGCAGGGCCGCAGCCTTCAGGTGACCGCGCTTTCCGTCGGCCTCCATGCTGGCGGCGTTGGCGTCATCACTGCATTTGCAGGCGTCGGAGTCGTCGGGATCACCATCCTTGGAATCGTTATGAACGCGATTGTTTGCTTTCCATGCCTTTCCGGCGTGAAACTTGGCCATGTGCTCGTGATAATCCGCAGCCGCATCATTTCCTTCGGCTCGGTGGAGCTTTGCGGCGCGCGCGTGCGCCTTGGACGCCTTCTCATGGGACGCCTTGTCGTTAGCGCCTTTTGTGGCTTCATGCGCCTTGGCGCTGGCCTTGTTTTCCTTTCCACCCTCGCCTTCGCCCTCGCCGTACTGGTTGCCGTGGAATGGGTGTCCGACGTAATCACCGTTTTTGATTGAACCATCAGATTCAAGACGGTTGGAAATTGCGTTTAGAACGGCTTCCGGCTTGGTATCAGCCGGCAAGCCAAATGTTTCTGCGATGTTTTTCATTGTAGGTTTCCACCGGTTGGTTATGGGCTTCTGCCCCCGGTTATTGTTCATGTTGGTCAACGTAAGACCGCCCAGGCGCAGCGGCCGCACTTTCTTTCCGTCCAGTTTTTCAAGCGCATCCGATGAGTACTCGGTCGAGAAGAATCGGTAGTCGCCACCGTCCACGGCGGCCTTGCCAGTTGTGGTCCATCGGATTTTTCCGTAAACGCCATCATCCCGATTCTGCAATTCCTGGAGCCACCCGTAGGCGCGCGTCTCTTGGTCGGGCTGGTCGGAGAAATGCTCGTGGTCAATCAGCATTTCGGAGCCATGCCGGAGAGTGCCAGCCTTGGCATCCTGGTTGAATTTGTTCACGATCGATTCCGTTGCGTCCTTGTCGATCACCTGAACGACGCCAGCAGCGCGGTTTGGATGCGTTCCCGCCGCTTCGATCATGTACCAGCCGTCCGTCGGGTGCTGGAAATCGCGGTTTAGAATCGTGATCATTTGGAAAGCCCTTTCAATAGCGAATCCTCAAGCATTGGCGAAAGCCCCTTGGCAAGCGAGTTGTCGGCCTGGATCGCCTTTTCAATGGCCGGGAAATCCTTAAGCAGCTTCTCAACCATGTGCTGCTGAATGGTGGCGTCGTCAATGGCCGCAATGGCTTCCAGTCGCTTCATGAGCGGCAAAAGCATCTCAGCCAGGGTTTCGGAAAGGTCGGTCGGATCATCGATGGCCCGGTTGGAAAGTTTCGCCGATGGCGCGGCTGGATCGTTTTGGTTGTCGGTGGGTGTGCCATCGGCGGAAAATGAAGGATCAGGCGGAGCAACCCGGGTCAACTTGATGCCCGTGCGTTCGCTGATTTCCGAGGCGTCGGTTTGCAGGTTGACGCCCTCCAACTTGACGACGGTGTCGGCCAGGGCTGAAACGTCGTCAACATCCTTTGTGGCCAGCGCGAAATACACGCAAACTGGCTGGCCAGGGAATGCGGCCGCCAGCTCCGGGGCGTCGAAGTCACGTTGCAGCGTGTCATTGATGCTGCTGGCCTTGGTGACCGCAATCTTTTGCCAGGCTACAGCATGCTCTTCGCTCGCCCCTTTGCCGATGCCGGTAGGCATTGACAGCATGGTCAGAACACCACCCGTACCAGCCAGAACCAAGTCGGCCTCCTGCGCGCCAGTGAATGGAAGAAATGGGGAGTCGCCGCGGACCCCTTGGGAGGGAAACTCAACGCTTGATCCGTGAGGAAGTACGCCAGACACGCCGCGCGCCACGTCCTCAGCCGCCGCCTGGTAAGCCGTTTCTTTACCCTTGGCTATGTCGGGAGGCATGATCACCACAGAATTTGGAAGGCCGAAAATCTCCGTGAACGATGCGAAATCCTTCCGGCCCATGAGCCAGTTCACGAACGAAATCAAGGCGATCTCGTAAAGGGGCGCTTCTGCCTCCTGGATCACGAAATCCTCACGGGGCATTTTGACGCTGCCGATTCGGTTCTCCTCGCCCAGAGTCGGCTTGCAGGACCCCAGTCCGATTCCTATCAGGGAATTGACGTTATAGTAAAAATCACCATAAAACCCGTCGCGCGCCCAGCACCACGGCTCGAGCCAGTAGAGCTCCTCGACTGCCGCGTCATTTGGCCCGCCCTGGTATCGATGCTTTTGCAGAACGGCGTAACCGCGCAGGTCGGCCAGCGCGAGTTGGCAAATGGAAGTTTTCAAGTTCTTCAGCAGGTCGTAACGGGATTGCAGAAATTTGCGCTGCGCTTCCGCCATTGCTGGGGTGGCCCCCTCCGGCAACTGTTCTTTCACCCTGACCTTTGACTCGAGCTCCTTGATGTGGCTGACAAGTTTCTCTTCAAACCCGCGTAAAACCGGAAACCGCTTTTCCGCCTTGCGTAGCGTCAATTGCGTCTCAACGAACGCCCCGCGTTCCGACTGTTCAAACAGGTACATGAGGCGCGCGATGGTGAGACCGCGCAGCGGGTTGTAATTATCGCGCCAATAATTTGACCGCCGCACCAGCTCCTCCTGCGACACGCCACCGCCGGGTGTGTTGCTGGGGGTTTGTGTTGGGCTGAAAAAGTTCGTGTTTGGCGACGCCTTGCCCGCGTTGTCGGGGTCAAGTCCCATGGGGAGTCCGACGGCAGCTTGCGAATAATTGGCGGTCGATTCGTTCAATCTGAAGCAACCATTGCTTCATAACCATATTAAAGTCAAGGAATATTTCTATTCTGGCGGATCGACAAATCCTTTTTCAGAGGTGATCTCACCCAGCACAAGTCCGGTCAAACCTTCCAGAGATTATTTGAGAGCGGCGCGAATCGTAAAGGGCGGTGATCGGGCCGGCTTCGCCATTTTCATGGAGATAATCCAACAAATAGCGGTAAGCGTCCATGCTGTGATCGTTCTTTTTTACAGGCATGTCCTTTTCCGGCTTCCAGACATACGACTCAAACTCGTTTATGTGGTTCAAGCATGACGGATTAACAGTGTACCTGGGACGGCCGTCCCCCATGGTTTTCAGCCGGTCCTGTACCTGGCCGATGCCGAACAGGACTCCACCTTTCGCGCCGTGAGCGTTTATTCCACGGGTTCGCATGTCAGCAATCATGCCGGCCGCCGCCTCATCCACTGCCGCAAATTCGCAATGGTATTCAGAAAACCACTCCTCGGCCTTGGTGATCAAGTCAGTCGGAAGTACGCCCCGCTGGTAGAATTCTTTGAAGCAGTGGTGCCGGCCATCTCCATCCTCGCCTATGAGCAGGATCACCGCCGGGTTGTCGTACCCGATGTCCATTGCCAAAAACCACCTTTTCATTTCACGCTCGCCACGTTCAACGACGTGAATCTGCGGGTTGAACATGTCGTAAACTGCCCCCTCTGCGGTGGCCCAAATCCCATCCTTGAGCCTCAGTCTCCGAACCCCTGTTAGAGCATCCAGTGCGGCCATCGACTTGACGCCCTGAGGGGTCAGTTCACCTGACTCCGTGTAGAGTGATGGATTATCGTGGTGCGTGGTGACAATCATTCTTAGGCTCTGCCGCTTGCGAATCCAATGCATCGAGCCGCCGGGGTTGCAGTCGCCCCAGAGCTGCGGATTGGCCACCACCGCGCCACGACCAGTCACGCGCGTCAACAGCGTTTCCCAGTCGTCGATCACGAGCTCCTCGGCCTGGTTGACGTAAATCCCGTCGCGCTCGCTCGACAAAACCCGGCCCGGATTATCCAACCCAGCCAGCCAGATTTGCGAGCCGTTCCGGTAAATGAAACGCTCGGGCTTCTCCCCGCCATACGCCACAATCCCGCGCATTTCCGGCTGCACGACGCGCTTGTAAGTCATCACGCACGAGCCGACCAGAGATGAGAATGTTTTCCTGGCCATCACCATTTGCGAGCCCGGCACCGCCTCACAGATCGCGTGCAGCTTTAAAATGGAGGCAACCGTCTTCCCGGTTTCAGCGGGCCCTGAACACATCACCTCCTGCTGGGTGCTCGTGAAAAGCTCCCCATTGCCACCGCGAAGCTCATAAACTGGAGTGCTCAAAATTCAAACTAGTTTGATGTTTGCGCATTCAATTCGTTCCCTTATAAAACAAAGTCACCCTGTTTTGTGCACTTTGATGCATTTGGTATTGACACTGAAGCGTCTGGGTACCAATAGTATTTCACCACTGACACGCGCCTTTTCATGCTTTCGCCTTTGGCAGTTCCGCACCCCTCACAACAATTTGAATCGGTGCTATCGATGTTCCGTCGGGATTTTGCACAACTTGCTCGACACGGTCGCGCCAGTCCAGAGGGAAACGGTTGATCATCTGGAATCTGAACGCCGCCGCATTCAGCCGCCGAGCATCTGAATCCCATAATCCATCCTGGCCCTGATCTTCCCACCACGCCTGCGCCAGCTCACGAGCGCGCGTCATACTGTCACAAAAGTCTGGCTTTTCCTTCTCCCATTCGATCAGTGTTTTTCGACAAACGTCCAGAACAGCGGCGATTTGGACACGAGATTTGCCCTGCCGACCGAGCTCGATTACCTGCTCGCAGAACTCCGGCCTGTAATCCGTTGGCCGGCCGAAAGGTTCTTTTCTTACATGTGGTGAAATTTCATCTTTCATGGTTGATATTTACTTCATTTTTGCTCATAAATCAAAATCCCCTCATTTCAACCCCCTCCGAATGTCCGCCAACCGCTTCAAAACCTCGCCAGCAGGCAGGGCGCGGCCCCGGCTGGCCTGTTTTGTGGGTTTGGCCGGCTCATCATCCGACTTCCAGTCAGCGCTGTCATTCCGGCAGACCACACAATAGGCATTCTTTGCCGCGTCGTGGGCACCCGGCGGTGGCATGTTGACCGTGTCGTCGCAGACTCTACAATACCAATGGCTCATAGATTTCTTTCCGAAAAGTCTTGGGTATTCACACCCACACAAATGTTTTTATCGCGAATCAGACGCGAGAAAATCCGACCGTCAACCGCCTTGAGTCCGTCCGCGTCCTTGTTGCTGGAAATCAGAGTCCATTGGTCAACCCGACAGCCGAGCAGGGTGTTTAACTCCTCTGCGGCAAATCCACTGGCGTCCCGCTCAGCCCCAATATCATCCAAAAACAACACCGGCCAACGCTTCATCTCTTGGCGCATTTCAAACACATAGCCAGAACGAAGTTTGTGAACAAAATCAGGCCAGTAGATGATTTTGGGAAAATAATCAATCCGGCTCCAGTCGGAATTGGCCTTGGCATATTGCCAGAGGCGTTTGCAAATGTGAGTTTTTCCGGTGCCACTGACGCCGATGAACGAAAGCCAGCGCGGGGACACCTTGGCCTTGAATGCTGATGCCCATTGCTGGGCCGCCGTGGCCATTTTGACCAACTCCGGATCGCCGCAGGTGTCGAACCCCAGCCATTCAGCGAACTTTGGCTTTAGCGGCTGCGGACAGGGGTCCGGCGTTATAAGTTCCTGCATTGCGGTCGGGAGCAGTTGAGCGATTGTTTTCATGTTTCTGTCTTTCTTCAAATGTTCGAGCCTTGTCTAGCGCCTCATCCCAGTTGCTGAGCAGCTTGGACATTGACTGGTAAAAAAACGCCTTTTCCTTCTCGCGCCAGGCGGTGATTTCCTTCAACTCGAACAGCGCGCTTTCCCTCTGGGAAATTCCAGAGATCGCACTTTGCTCGATGTAGGAAAGCGGCGCGCCAGCTGGCCGGTTAAAAAACGAGCACACCTTGGCGGCGATTACGTCGTAGGGTAGGGGACTGGTTGATTCCGTTGCCATCCCGTTTTGCAGCCAGTCCTCCCCAAGCAGTTTTCGCTCCACTTTGGGACAGAGTTGCTTTTGAGTTGGAAGAGCGGGCGCGCTTCCCTCTGCTTCTGCTTGTTGCATCTGCTTACTGCCTCTGCTTCTGCCTCTGCCTCTGCCTCTGCCTCTGCTTGGGCTTACCTCGCTTACGCCAGCTGACGGCTGCTTACTACTGCTTACGCCAGCTGATGGCTGATTACTACTGCTCGGCTTATTCTTCTCGCGCCACCGGGCTTGAGCGAGCTTGTTTTGCTCCCGGCGATCATCCTCATTTTTGATGGCGCGATACTTCCCGTGGTTCACGATCTTCCATCCCCATGCCCGGTGTTCATCCATCCTAAGCAGCCTAGCGCCAGCACATTCCGGTGATCTACTTTCTGGGTCTGGAGCTTCCAAAATGAGGATTGCGGCCCGAACTTCCTCCTCTGTTAAGCCGGTTTCCTCCGCCACGGCCCGAAAATGCTTATCCACATACCCGGCGGCGTCGGCATGTGCCAGGAGGTTGGTAAAGACAAGAATTTCATGGGGCCGACCCCGCAGGGTGCCTTGGTAAAGGGAGGCGAATATTTTGGCGTACATAGCAGAGTAAGCAATACTATAAGCATTACGGGAGTCAAACGGAATTACAAAAGCTGCGGCTCTGGGTTGAGACAAGCCGGCGAAAACCAAAGCCGTTCCCGCTTCCCGTTGCCTGTTCGCTCGGTCGCCTGACCACCGTAGCCCTCCCCGGCGTTCCAGACGTGCACCAGCCAGTTGTCCGGCATCTGGTGTTCACCATCATAGCCAGCCAGGCAAATCCGCATCAGCTTGTTTTTACCCTGTTCAATCGCCCATTCGCGGACATCGTGGGCCACCGTTTTGGATTCACAGCGGTAAAGATTGTTGTTTCGATTGGCGGTGTCGGCATATGGCGGGTCCAGAAAAACCCCGGTGATACCGTGGTTAAAAGTGACGCTCGGGCCACACGCACGGGACCAATCACCACAGCACACGCGCACGCCGCGCAGGCGGTCGGCAAGCTGCTGAAAATATTCAATCAACTCTCCGCGCTGCAGATTCACTCCCTGACCTTTGTTGCCGAGGTGGACGCGCTGCCGATTCACTCCCTGACCGTTGCTGCCGAGGTGGACGAGCTTCCGATTCACTCCCTGACCGTTGCTGCCGAGGCGGACGAGCTGCCGAGCCCCATCAACCTCCTGGGCAGACCACGGTCCCTTGCCACTGCAAAACCCAGACCCAATCCAGCAGGCCATTCCCCAGACCCACCAACCGGCAATTTTGGCGTCAAAATAATCTGGGTCACCTTCTAGCCGCGCCTGCAGTGAGTCTTTGACGCCGACAAGCCAAGCGTGGCGGGCGTGCAAATCATTCTCATTCACCGGCCAGTCAGCGAACCCAGAAACAGCATCGGGGTCCGCTCGCAATGCCCGCCAGAAGTTCGCCAGCAGGCCGTCGGCGTCATTCACAGTTTCAAGGCTGAATGGCTCCGGTCGGCCCAGCAGAACCGCGCCTGAGCCAAAGAACGGCTCGACGTAGTTTGCCACCGCCCCGAATCGCTTCCAAATTTCGTCGGCTACTTTACGCTTTCCACCCCAGTACGGGAACGGTGATTTTAAGGTCATATTTTTCATGCCACATCGGCGGGAAATTAAGGTAAAATCCTTTGCTGTTGCCACTGACCATCTTGTTTCCACACCAGCCAGAAATCAACCTCAGGCCATTGGTGAGCCGCGACCTTTAAGGCGAGCTTGCCCCGGTCAATGTTCTTTACGGCCATCCCCTTACACTCCCACGCGGTCAGTCGGCCGCCGCGCCAGCCAGTCATGTCCGGTTTGTAAAAGGCGTTCCCGCCGATCTTAAACTTGATGGCTTGCGCCCTGAGTCCGTTTACCCGCTCACCCTCAAAGCTGAACATGCTCAATTGGCTGAACCACGCTTGCTCCAGCTTGTTCATGAGTGGCTTTTCGCTCTGGCGTATGCGCTTTCCATTCGCCTGCTGTGGCAGGATTCCAAAAGCATCAGTTGCATTCGCCCGAATAAAGCTCTCGGGTGCATTTGGGAATTTCTTTCGGAGTTCGATTGAGTTCATTTTTAATGCCCGGCGGAATAACCCGCCGGGCGGTTGGATTTAGGTGCCTGAAATTAAGGTGTAACGTCTCCGTCTCGGAACATGCCGGGTTTGTAATCAGCACTGAACATCATGCGTTGCCGGGGCGGAGGCGGTGCGCCGTTCATTTCCACAAGGCGGGCGAACGCGGCCTCGTATTTAGCGGCGAACTCGGCGAGCGACTCCGCCAGACTGAGGTGATACTTTTCATCGCGCTCAATAACGAGATGGAACGCCGGGAATGCGTCGAGGTAGCAGGCCAGCGGGTAGGACAGAAAGTGCCATGTCGCGCAGCCGGTTACCAACATCGACCCCTGAACCTGGCCCCGGTAGTCATCCGGCAGCTTTCCAGCCAGTAGGTATCCAATGTGAGTCTTGAGTTCGGGGCACTTGATTTCAATGCCGCTCCAGTGGGGGGTTGCGCCTTGGAGCACGCTGGTTGCGCGATCTTCAAGCCACGGCCCCGCCCATCCAACCAATCCATCAGGTGAGCAACCCGCGCCATTTGCATCTTCCTCTTTTTCAGACTCAACAAACCCAACGTGCTTGATGTCAAGCCCGTATTCGAGTGACGCGAACGCGGATGCCTTTTCTTCCACAATGACGCCATTGTTGACGGCCATAGAGATGAACCCGCCGGATGCGCGGCCTGTCCACCGCTCGGCCAGCTTTTCAGCGAGGTAGGTTTTCGGCATCTGGCCTTTGCGCAGATTGCCTTCGCTGTCCACGATGCGGTAGAATTCGCTCGAGGTGATTTTACCGGCGCGGATTTCAAGCCATTCTTGGGTTGCGTCGCCGCCGGTTTTTTGCTGGAAGTGCGCGTGAACTTTCATTGGTCAGCCTTTTGTTCCCAAGCCAATTCTTCAGCTTGTTCTATTTCTTCGTCATGCAATTCTATCTCATTTCCGTCAACGGTTGCGCGGATGAATTCTAACTCCGCAGGTTCGTCTGGCTCCAATGCCGGACCAGCCCCGCGCACGCCACCACATGAATCCCGCTCTCCGCGATGCGCACGGTGATATTCAAATTCAACATCCGCCTGCAATTCAATGGTGCCCGCCTGCAATTCAATGGTGCACGAAGGTCGCTCTATGGTTAGGGTGATGGTCATTTGACACCTTCCTTCCGCTTAAGCATCCGGTCGCACCGGGGATAGTCAATGGCCGCGATGTCGGAAAAAGACTTCACGTTTGCGCCGGCAAACTCGAAGAACGCCACCTTGTTCGCGTTAGCCATCGCCACGCGGTGTTCCAGCTCGTCCGCCTGCTCCTTGGTTATCTTCGTTGCGATGTCGCCCAAATTGCGGGCGTCGTCCGTCTCGCTTGTGCGTGATTTTAGGCCAAACCACTTGATGACCAGATGTCGCCACGCGCTTGTGGTGGCCCCCGTGTCCGCCGCCGTGGCATCCTTCATACGGTTCGTTCCGCCCGACCGGACAGAGTAGCGGCGCGTCTCGTCATGACCGTCCTCATGCGTCAATGTAACCACCGCTGTTGATTTGTCCCCATCGGTTTCCTGCCCGAACATCAGCGTGAATCCATGCTTGAACAGAACTGGGTCAAGCTTCGATGTTATTTCAGCCTCAGAACAATACCGAAAAGCGACTTTACCGCTATCGGTTTGCGCCTCCTTGTCGGCGTAAAACTTCATCGTGCTGATTTCTTTCCGCAGCTCGAAAAAAGAGCGGTTGAACTTGGCCTTGCTTTCGAGCGCAACCTCCTCGCGGCGCATGGCGATGATCTCCTTGACCACGGCGACGTTTTCGGACGTGACACCACCACGGACGGCGGCGTCAAGGATTTCAAGCGACGTGGGCGCGGTGCGGACGACGGTGCCGTCCATCTTTACAAGTTCCTGGCTCACAGCAATTCTCCGGTTGAGATTTGAGACTCGATCCATTTAGCCAGCGCCTCCACCTTAGCGCTCAATAGCGAGAAGTGGTGACTGTTGTGGAACACAGGGCGCGGCAAACTGCGCAGCGCGTCCGCATAAGCTTGCGCCTTCGCATTGTCTGGCGCGGCCTCAGCCTTCTTTTTGGCGGCAGCTTCGGCGGCCTGGCGCTCGGCCTCCCCATCACGCAGGCGCTTTGCCTCCGCCTCGGCCTGCGCCAGCTTCCGGCGCTCCTCGTCGGCAACGGCCTTCAATCTAGCCTGCTCCTTGCGGGCCTTTTCAGCGGCAGCATCAGCCGCAGCTTTAGCGGCAGCG